GTGCCCGTGTCATACCAGTTGCACTGACGTATGTACCAGCGGAAGGTGAGTCGTTAAGAACAGCAGGGTTAGTTTCTGTTGCACCAACGTCGCCACCACCGATTGTACCAGCAGCGTTCTGGTTTGAAATGTCTGGCATTGCTTCGTCAACGAGAGCTTCTGCACCATCCTGAGAGGTGAATGAAGAACGCATTGCGAAGATTAGACCAGTTGGACCTGTCATTGGCTGAACACCGCAGACATCATAAGCAATGAGGTTTGGCATTGCGCGACGAACTAGGGAAATTAGAATTGGATCCCATGTGTCCATCTGACCACCACCCATGCTGTTGACAGGGGCGGTTTCTGCGAGGAAACCCTTGTCCTCACGGAGAGCCTTCTCTTGGTTCTCTAGGATAATTGTAGTAACAGCGCGCTTGTAAGAATCTTTGATCTCTGGAAGATCAGAGTGATCTAGGACGGGCTGCCACTTTTCTTGTAGATGTTCTGTCTGAAACATTTGTTTCTCCTTATTAATTAATTACATCTAAGTGGTTTATTATGAATTATTGGCGCGAGCCTTAGTCTTTGTGATTGCAGTCATGTACTTAGCCATGCTGTCACTAACACTAATGTCCTGTGCTGCGCTGTCAGATACTTCATTATCAATAACTTGTTCTGTGATCACTTCTTCACGAACCTTGGGGAAATAATTTTCCTTAAGAGTGTCGAGTTTTGCACGGAATGCGTCTTCGTCAACGAAGTCAACATCCTCTACAAGTGACTTGAACTTTTCAACTTCTGTGTCGGTTAGGTCTTCAGAGACTTCAACGACAACGTGTTCGCGAACAAGTGAACCGTTCTTTTCTTTAAGAGCGATATTCTGTTCAAGAACCTCATTTACCTTCTCTTCTAGGTCTGCAATCTTATCAGACTGAGCACCTAGTACGTCATACTTCTCGTCAGGAACGTCAATGTAATGATCCTCGAAAAGTTGCTTAAGACCAGAGATGAAGTCTTCTGCGATTTCACCCTTGAGTCCACGCTCGATTGCGAGTTCATTTTCCTTTGTCCATTCCTCAACAACGTAGTTAAGATAGGTATCAATTTTGTCAGTCATCTCATCCTTTGCTTCTTCAAGCTTGGCGTCGAACTCATCGACTGTTGCCTGATATAGACGGGCGATTTCTTCGCGGGTCTTGGACTTAACGGCTGCTTCGAAGATTGTGGATGCCTTTGTCTTGAAGTCTTCAGAAAGGTCTTCACCTTCCATAAGTGCATCTACGTCTTCCTTGACGTTGATGGACTTGATCTTCTCTTCAATGGCCATTTTTGCAGCTTCGAGCTTCTTGATCTCTTCCTGCATTTCCTTATCTTCGTCATCATCTTCTTCATCTGGGTTCATCGCGGACATGATTTTCCCATATGAAGCTTTGAGGTCTTTTGCCTTCATGGTTTCCATTTTATCATACATCGCCTTCAACATTTCCATCTTTGTACGGGGGGCGGCGGCTTCTTCAATTACCTCGTCTTCATCACTTTCGTGATCTTCTGAAACCTTTTTGACCTTTTTCATGGGTTCGGCGGGTTTCTCGCCTTTCTGTTGTGCATCACCACCAATTTCCTTTGCACCTTTTGCTGCAACATCTGTTGGGGATGACTTGGCTTCTGGATCGACTACAGGTGCGCCACCATCTTGGACTTCACCATCGACCTTCTTGCCCTTTTCTGCTGGGACGGCACCCTTTTTCTGGGGGTCACTTTCATTCGCTTCTTCAAGCTCAGCAAGGACTTCCGCCTCCAACTCTTCAATTGTTTGTTCTAGTTCTGACATAGGATGCCTCCTTTTTGCAGTAATAAAATTACTAATATTTATTTATAAATTATAATCTTTGTAGAAATTTTGCAAAGGCAAGTGCCTTCCGATTTTCCGAAAGTCTTGCCTGTTTTGCATCAAATTCCCGTTTCATCTCAACCAATTCTGCTTCAAGTAGAGCACCGTTGTTCCAAACCCACTCCTTACCTTCCATGATACCTTCTACGAAAGCATTAGGAGCGGATGGATCAGCAACGATATCGGCGGCCGTTGCGAGGTAGAAGTCGTCACGAACGTAGTTTGCACCACCTTTTTGTTCTAGACTACCCATGCCCCGTGAGGAAACGCCGAGTTTAGCACCCTCGTCCATGAGATTCTTTACGATTTCACCCATTGGTGTGGACATAATCTTTGCCTCACCAATAAAGTTCTTACCGTCTTGTTCCAGACTTGTAATCATGTGTGAAACTCTTTCAAGGTTCACAGTTGGTCCGTCTGGGTGACCTAATTCACCAAAGGCACGATTCTCCTTGATGAAATTCTTGTTGTACTTTGCAACTTCCTTTGCAAGCACTGCTTCTGGATAAACACGGCCGTTTCGGTTCTTGATGTCCGATTGCATGAAGATACCACGAATCTTGTAATTCTTCTTACCGTCTTCTTTTTCTTCGCAGATGTATTCTACTTCTTCTACTTGTTCTGAGAACAATTTGACCGTGTTAGACATTTTTCTTATCCTTATACTAGGTTATCGTAACCAGCGACTTTTCTTAACTTGAGAATTAAAGTCGTTGCACCAGCAGAGGTTGCACGAATATCGCCAGTATATCCAGTTGACTTTGGGTTGATTGCAAGAGTTGGTAGACCATCTGCAAAACCTAACTTACCATTTCCGACAAGAGCAAGTGCAGTATCATCTGTGTCTGCATCAAACTCAATAAGTAGTGTTCCGCCAGTTGTACACCATGCAGCACCCACAATATCTAGTGCAGGACTTGAATCATGACCATCCAGTGCAGATGCATCAAGAATGGTTGCTTCTGTCTCTGCAGCGGTACAAGTTGCTTTAACTGTCACTTCAAAGTCTTTATCAGATAGAATTTGTGTTACCCAAGCCATATCTTAGTCCTTAAATGTTTAGCATTTCTCGTTCAAAGTAAGACATTAGGTCTTTTTCCGACACTTTGAACCGTTTTGAAACGTCTTTTATTGTTTTTTCAAAACTATTTAGGAAATCTGAGGGTTTGGAATCCATAACACTGAAAATAGCGTCAACAGCATCCTTCATCTTGGGAGAAAGTTTCCGATACTCCTTAGATTTGCGATGTTCGTCCTTCTCTAGAACTGTCTGTTCGTAGATGTCCTCAATCTTCTTCATCATACTCAATAGGTGACTTGACAAAACTATTTGCAACGTCTCTGCGTTGCATCTCTAGTTTGTCACCCACTCTATTTGCCATATCGTTTTGAAAAATTCTTTCTGCCTCAATATTATTTCCTGAGACAATTGCGTTTAGTAAATCTTTTGTAGTGTTCATTGTTTATCTCCTTCATCACCAAATGCGTCATCATCAGATGGAATACCGTCTTGTTCTGGGTCTTCGTAATCAGGCATTTCATCTGGTGCAATGATACCACCAGAACCATCCTGTGGATAACGAGTTACACCATCGGAACCATCTGGAATATCGACGCCACCTTCTAATGGGTCCATATCACGTTCTTTTGCAATCTGATCCCGCATCTCTGCAATTTCTGCATCATTCATATTTAGTACACGTTTAAGAACATATTCCTTTGAGAAGAATGTTCCAATGTATGACTGAATGCTGTCAAGTGTTTGAATTCTGTCGTTAAGTAGTTCTGCCTCTTTCAGTTCTGCAAAGTGACCATCTTCTAGGAAGTCAAACTGAATATGCTCTTGCATATTTGGCCAGTCTTCTGGTGAAATTACTCCCTTCAATAGAAGGTTTGTCTTCAAGAGGTCTACGAAGAGTGGGGTAAACTTCTTACGAATACGTTGTACGAACTTTGTGAATTTAAGTTCGTCTCTGGTAACTTCAGTTGCTCTTCCGAGAGAAAAACCGTTTTCTGCTTCAAGTCTTGAAATCGGCACGTTAAGTGAACGGTATAGTTTCCGTTGGAAATATACGATGTCATCAATCTCTCCAAGGTTAGAACCGCCGGGAAGTGTGGTAATCTCTGTTCCTCTACCACCTTCTCTTCGTGGAAGCCAGAAGTCTTCCAACATACTCATATGATTACGGTCATCTCGTATCTCACCTGTCGATGCATCATACACCAACTTGTTACGATAACGGTTCATAACGTCTTTTAGATACTGTTCTGCTTTAACCTTTGGTAGATTACCAACGTCAATATAGAAAATTCTACGTTCTGGCGCACGAGAGATACGATAAATGACCAACGCATCCTCAATCATACGCAACTGATTAACAGGTTTGATTGCTTTGTGTAGGTAAGAAAGAACACGTCCTGATGAACTGTCAATTAAACCAGAAGGAACATAACAGATTGCATCATTGGAAATACGAATACCCTGTGATGTTGAGTTTGACATACCGCCAACACTTGAGTATCCCTTTTCATTATACACGAAATACTCGTCCACCTTGTCGATCATGTCAACTTGTGTCTTCTGATCTTTGGTCTTCTTTACTTCTCTGACCTTCTTAATCTTCATAGGGTCGATATTACGAACCTGTGTAATACCACGCCGAGGATTATTAACGTCAATAACTTTGTGATAGTAGATGCGACCGTCAACGTACCACCGTCTGAAAATATCGTGTCCCTTGACACTAAAATCTAATAGACGAAGGATTTCGTTGAACTCGTCACGAATTCTTTTCTTAATCTTCTCTGGATAGGGTAGATTGTCTAGTGTAATTTGTACTGCAACGTCATTCGTATTTGCTACGATTGATTCGTTTACAATATCCTCAACTGCGGCATCACACTCTGCCTGCAATGCGATATCTCTGTATCTTCGAATAAGGTCAATGTCTGACCTTTCACGCCCGTCTGTGTTGAGTACAGACGATAAAAAACCACCGCCAGCAACGTCAATTGCGCCGTCGTCAGGAGTAGGGGTGGTGAATGTCTTTTCACCACCCTCTACTTCTTTGGTTGCTCTTTGAATTTGGAACCCAAAAAGTTGTGCCATAATATCTCCTACTAATTTCTACTATTTAGTAGGTTTAAATTAGAAGTTCACGCCTGAAGCTTCAAAGTGTTGATATCTCCATGTTACTTCAAATTCTTCAATCGCATCTGCTGTGTCAGATGTTAGTTCGATTGCAGAAATTGTTGTTGGCCATGCACTTCTAAAGATATATGTCTTTAGCACTGTATCATCACGATCAAGTTGTTCCACTGTGAGGTCCGTCTGATAATCAGCAGGAGCAACAACACCAGTGTTGTTTGCAAGATCGTTGATACCGTTACTCCAACGTTCCATCGCATTGCGGATCATGAAGTCTGTGTCATTCATGAACGTAGTTGTCCATGTTTCTTCAAAAGTTCTGTCACCAGCAATGTAGATGTTCCTGCCTCTGAATGGGATTGCAATCTCACCCAAAGTTTGTGCTGGAAGGTTAGAAGCACGAACTAGAAATGAGGTTCTACGAACATCAAGTCCAATCGCAATGCCAGGTGGTGGAGTGATCGTTACACGAAACTGGTTCGCACGAGCACCACCACCGATTAGGTTTGCCTTGAAATCGTCAATATTAGCCATGATTAACCTCCTACCTCACTAAACGATACGCCCGTTCTTACGGCAATAAAGTTCAGTGTAATAAAGTTAATGGAACGAGCAGGTTTGATGTAAATATCACCAATAAACTCGTTACGGTCAATCACCTCACCAGTGTTGTTTGATGCGTCACAAACTACACGGAAGTCGGTAATACCTCTACGACCTTGGACATCACGAAGGAATGGTTCAACTAGGTTACGGAACTGTGCGCGAGTGAACTCATCGTTGAATTCGAAGAGTTGGAACTTAGCAGCAGTTGCGATTGCCTTCTCAAGAACCAAGAATAGACGACGCACGTTAATGCGGTCAAATGCACTTGGTTTTGAAAGTGCAGTCTTATCACCGAATAGAACCACACCTTGGCCTGGGAAGTCCGTTACAGGATTAACTCTTGCACGGTATAGACGATCTCTCTCTGCCTTCGTTGGATTGAAGGAGAGTTTGATTGCACCACGAACATTACCACGGTTGAAACCAGCGGGTGAGAACCAAGGGTCTGCAACACCATCTGTGTATGCACAAAGACCAGCAGTGTCACCATTTAGAGGAACGAAGCGATA